TGGAGATTTGGAGAAAAACCAACCACCATGTGACGTGAAAGGAAAGACCGATCACTATAAAACTCCATTTTATGGTTGTTTTGAAGAGACAAAGAAACCATCCGCTTTAATTGAAGCACACGTTCCTGATACTTCAAAATTGCTCAATGATAGTCGTGGTAATCCATCCATTTTAGTTACTCAATTATCGGGTTATGCAGGAAAAACTTATGAAATACCCGCTGATATGATGTCCACTATGATTGAACAACTGAAAGAGTATATGATTGAAGTTATGCAAGGTCATGCTATAGGAACATCGTCGAATAGCAAAACTGCGATGTGGGAAGCTTTGAATGGACAATATTTCAATGATGACTTTGATAAGTTGAATGAAAAGAGTTCAGCAGGAATACCATGGACCAATCTTGGGGCAACAACCAAAAATGATTTCTTAGAGAGAAAACGAATCTTGAATATGTATCGAACCTCTGGAGAAGATAAATTTGTAGAAGGTTTTTATCTGAAAGATGATAAAGCGACGATATACTTTAAACGAGTATTTAACAACAAGATTGAACAAGCAAAGAGCCTCAAACGTACTTTTAGTATATGGAAAGCATGTTTAAAGGATGAACTTCGTAAATTAGAGAAAGTGCATTATGGAACAACAAGAGCTTTTATAGCACCTCCCATGGAATCATTCTTGATGGGGAGATTTCTCTTTGGTAGATGGAAAGCAGCTTTCAAATCTAATCAAGAAAAGCTATTTCACGGATTGGGAATTGATATGAAATCATTGGATGTGACAGATTTCATTTCCAAATTTAAGCAGTATAAATATTTCATGGATGTCGATTATAAAAATTTTGATCAGAAGTTATTAGCACAGTTTATCAAGGCAGTTGCAGTTATCATTATCGAGACTATTCGTCATTATGAAAAGAATGATGATTATGCTAATGCACGTTATGTATATTTTGAAGAACTTATATACACTGTCATTTGTGCATCAAAAACTTTGTTTATGACCAATCGTGGAAATAAATCTGGTAATGTACTAACTACTGAATTGAATTGTTTAGTCAATTTCTTGTATGGTTGGTATGTATTTATCAAAACAACTGGTGATACTAGTTTACAATCATATTTGAGATATGTCAGAGATAAGAACTTTGGTGATGATAAGGCTATGGGATTAACACAAGAAGCTGTGGACATGGGATTTAATTTCCATGCATATAAGAAAGTCATGGCAGAAATTGGACAAACAGTAACACCAGGAAATAAATCTGATGTTGAATTACCATATTT